CCATTGAGCAAGGCAAAAACTACAAGTTAGTGGTTTTCGGTTTACGTTTACGTTTGTTAGAATTGTGATTATCTGCAGTATCTTGTGATACCACGGGTTGTGCATCAACGACACTACTGTCAGACTGATCGTGAGACTCAACAAGAGGTTCAGTGCTATCTGGTTTAACATGGTCTTCTACTTTTTTTACATTTAGGTATTCGATTTCTACATCAGCGCCAACTTTGTATTTGTTACGCCAAAAAAGGATGTTGCGTTCTAGTTTTGCTTCATCTGATTTAAATTCTAAATTAGTGCCTGCAAATTTCCAATGAATTCTGTTGTCGGTAATTACTTTACCATCTACAATAAATTTAAACATAGTTTTGTGTGTTATTTTTAATATTTATCCTAATTTTTTATAGGTTTTTTTTAATATGTTTCCTGACTCTTTTAATTGTTAATGCAATTGAGGTTCTAGGTATACCTGTTTCTTTACTAAGTGTTGAATAGTTATGATCGCCATCAACATATAATTTAAATAATTCTTTGTCATACCAATCAAGATTTTCAATTAGACCTGCGATTTTGTCTATGTCTACCTCTTCAGTCTCTGGAACTTGTCCATCAAAATCGCCTATATCTTGATGGTTCTTTATAAATTGACGATAAAATGGGCCAGTTTGTGATCTCCATTGTGTGATCATAATTCTAATTAGATAATAGCGTGCACCACCAGAGTCTAAAATAGTCTGTAAGTTTTCTTTTTGGGCTATTTCTTCAATTGCATAATGTAGCAGATCTAATGCTAACTCATTATTACCTGTAATTTTATTACAAGCATCTATAAGTGCAGTATAATCCTGCTCTAAATACTGGTTAAAAGTCAAAAGAGAGAGGTATTTTTAAAACTAAAATGAGCCATAATGTATATATTAGGCTCATTTTTACTGACTTGTGAGTGATTTAACTCTGTTTTGGCGCTGGAATTATAATATTTAATGGCGCATCAATTGTCATGTCAGTCTCTGTCTTCTTTGGTATCACAAAAGGTGATAGCTTTATTAGAAAATCTAGTGCACCTTTAGGATCTTCAGCTGCAGTTTGATTTAACCAACTTTGAATGTTTTCTAAATTACCTTCAAGTAGTTCTAAATAAAAGTCTTTGACCTTGGATGTACTCTTATTTTTAGCGCCAATAGGTCGGCCATAAGGATTTCCAGATTCACCTTTTTTAAAGTTAGGATTCCCTCTTTTTTTCTGGTTCTCTTCCATGTTGATCTAAGTATTGTTTTAATAATTTCGCATTCTGTAGAGTTTTGGGATACTCTCTACTCAGTTTTACGACTTTGCTAATAGTTTTATCGTCTAAGGGGTTTGTGCGTGTCCTTGAGCTCATATGTGTGTTTTAAATTAGTTTAATGGTTGATCACAATTACCACATGGTTGTTCATATGGACCATAACCAATACCACCACCAGCAGGCGATGTACCTGTGCCATATGGGTAATTTCTGTACTTGCGATAGTTAAAGAACTGCGAGTTAGTTTGAATACCTGAAAAATATGGTTTCTTGGTATCTGGTGCTTGCTCACCATTATTAGCATTCCAACTTGCGTATGCTGGATACAGACCTAAATTAAAAGCCAAGTATCTTTGCATTTGCTCTACATAATTTTCAGCTACTTCTCGTACGTTAGTTTGTAAAAATTTAACTTCGTCTAATTCTACTGATGGTGCATTCTCTGAGTTTGGCTTTAGGATCGATTTGTTAAAGATCTTGTAGGCCAAAAAAGGTATCGCGTGGTAGAATGAATAGTTACAAAGAATTGGCCCAATAAAGTCATCTAATAACAATCTATTAGGTGCTGAGATGGCGTTAACCTTGATTTGATCTACTAATTGATTGTAGAATGTACCACCTAAATAGTTACGTAGGTAAATCTCTTGTGCTTGCAACACGTATGGTGTCAAGTCTTTAGGAGATACCGACTCATGTATTGATGTATAGGCTTTTAGTTTTTCTTCAGAGATGAAGAGAACATTATATGAACTCATTTGATGTCAGTTTATTTTTATTACTCAGCTGCTACGTTATTTTCGGTAGCCTCGATAATTTTGTTTTGCTCTATGTAAAGTTCTGTCTTTTGGTAACCTCTATAATACATTAACATATCAAATGTTTTTAACATTGTCTTTTGTAAAGGTTTAATTACAGTAGTTATAAAGTGTGCGTATGCTACTTCGATCTCGTTAGCGTTAGAGTTAAAGCCACCTGATCCACCTTGATGGTACAATCCAAGTAACAATGGACTTGTAATTCGGTGACCAGTTAAAATTCTAGAAGTGATTCTCGACTCTAGGTTCACGTAATAGTCATCATTAGCAGATTCTATTGGTGTAACTGTTGGTGCGTGCTCAGCATCATCAGAGAAAGCAATAAAAGCTTTACCAGCATTATCAGCACCTCTAAAAGACATTGTTAATTCATCATAGATAGTTTGTCTAGCGTCAGGGTCTGGAATTCCATTGTTCATCGAGATGAACAGGCCTGGATTACACCCGTTGGCAAGGTTACTGAGGTGAAATTTTGAGACTTCAACATCAATCTGAATATCGTTGAGTGATCCAGCGTATGATGGTAATGGATAAAATAGGTTACCTGGCTCATAATCAAAGCAATACAAGACTTGAGATGGATGTGTTTCAGCACATTTAGGATCAAAAGCTTTGTATTCTATAGGTCTAAACTTTCTCCACTGATACCAATCTGATGAGTAATAGAAGTACTCTGGTCGATCAATGTCTGGTGAGTGTACACCGCTTCGAACTTTTGTAAAGTCCATGTGATAGAACTCTGCGATAGTTTCGCCATCGTTAGCCCAAATTACATTTAAAGCATAACCACCAAAAGTAATATAATCTAATGCACATTTCTCAAAGACTTCGTTATAACTTTCTGTTGGATTAGCTCTCTTTAGTAAATAGTCCTCTTCTGGATTTTTAGTGCGAAGGCCTTGACCGATCACACCATCTAATTTTGACATAATGGCTGTGCGATTCATTGCTGACTTTTGGAATAGACCAGCTACAAAACCAGGCCAATCATTGGCTAAACCATAATCGATCCACTTTTTACCAGATCTTTCAACAAAGATTGGTAATTCTACTTGTACTCTATCGACGTTAAACGCGAAAAAGTTTTTATTATTTGACAATTCAGCCATATATGTATGCTTTGTTTATTATAAATATAAAAAAGAGGTAAACTGACAAAAAAATGTTTACAATTCTTCGTTAAAGTAGTCGTTAAAGTCTCGTAGAATAGCAGAGAACTCAAAAGCTTCTTCTCTAATTGTTTTTGCTAGTGTAAATTCGAAGACTTCCTTACGCGGTATACCCATTGCAATGCCTTGATTATTAAACCAAGCAAAGAGTGCAAAATAGACCTGTTTTTTGTCTTCGAAATGCATTGCTAAATAATCGTCGTAGGTAAACTCAATCTCAAAGACAATGTCATTAATTTGGTTACTTTTGTTTTTTCTGGCCATATTGTTCTTTTTTCTTTGCTAATATCTCAGCTCTTTTTGATTGATAATATGTTTGACCATATTGTTTTAAATTTTGTTCTACTATTGGTTTATTAATAATAGACTCTAAATCTTGTATATCTATAAACTTTAAACCTAGTCGATCTGTATAAATTGTAGGTATAATATGAGTCGTTGATTTCTTTTCTTTAGTTCTGTATTTTTGTAATTTTTCAGTAGATTCATACTCTCTAATTTTATTTATTACAGTTATCTCTGTGTTCTCATCTACGTTAGCTAAGCGGCCCATCAAGTAAGTCCATATGAGTGTGCCTTCTAACGATAAATCATAACCTATGGTTTCTGTATACAAAGCCCTTCTTTCTACACCAGCCATACGAGATGCAGCTAGGCGTATAGTAGTTTTACTATGTACACCTTTAGCTACATCTAAAATACCAAGTGTCTTTAATTTTTTAATATCTAAATAGTTTTGACCTTGTGGTCCTGTGTGATTAACTCTGATCAGATCTTCGTTATAGAATTCTAAATAGGTTTCTGGTCCATATATGTAGGCTAAAGCTGTAACTAAAGCAACTGTAAGAACTTGACCTTCGGGTGGAGTTGATTGCAACCACATAGCGTAACAACTTGGTATGTAAACTTTCATTTATTTTTGTTTTATAAAGTATCTATTCTTTTTTCTAGGACCTAAAATATACCCAGTTCTGAGACCTTGACTACTACGCCACATTAAATTAGAAGCCTTTGTGTTTGTTAGATCTTCGTCTTGGAATACAACTATTTTATGGCCTTCTGGATTTGGAATAAAATATTGAGCTACTAGTCTATGTACATACTCACCCGTTGGAATAGCTAAGTATTTTTTAGTACGCCCTTTCCAGTGTTGGTGTACTTCTATTGATTTAACCTTTTGACCTTCTGCATTCCAGTAATTTCTGAAGACTCGACCGTGATCTGAGATAGTCCAAATTGTTGTACCTAATTTTCTGGTTTCATTTCTACCATTTTGGATCCAGTCATGTGCCTTAAATGTGATCCAATTTTCTTGTGTGTTCATGATTTTTTGTTTTTTTTTATGTTATTTAGTATTTATTA